GTGATACTAAATTATTCTGTTGAATGATTGGCATTAAGGAATGGAAAAATTTCCAACCTTCTATATGTACTCCATCTATGTTTGTATCCATATAACCTGTTTTTTTCCAATCTATAAAACCCTTTTGTAACTTTTCTAGCCATATATTAATATTAGTATCGTTTTCAATAAGATATTCGTATAGACCTTCATAGAACTTTATATAAGACAATCCTTGTGTTTTATTTAAATGAGTAGACATAATATTTGATAATCCAAACATTTGAAATCCTAATACAAAAACAGTAAACAAAGATACATCTGCCATTTCTTTTTCTGATATTGTATTTGTGCTTTTTATAACTTCTATAGATTCCGATATCTTATGTTTTTTATCGTATTCAAATTTTTCGTTCTGTACACCATAGAAAAAGTCATATGCATAAAATGTTTTTAAATCATATTCTTGTATTTGTTTTACATACATTGGAGAGTTTACTAATAGTTGTAAAAAGTAAACATCTAATGTTGGTATTTCATTTATTAATATTTGTTCTAAAGTAGACTTCCATGATTCCACAGTTTCACCTGGCATGCCTAATATTAATTCTGTTAGGGCAGGAACATTTTTTTCTTTTGCAGATCCTATGATTTCATCAATAGAATTAATTTTCATATTTTTACGTTTAATATTCTCTAAAACTTCTTCAGTTGTTGTTTGTAAACTCAAAGTTATTCCTGTTTGTATATTCACATCTATAAATTTTTTAACAATTTCTAATACAGTATCATTACTGTTTTTTGCATAACTTACACTAATGCCTTTTGGGTAACCTGTTTCTTTAGTTGTTTTAACAATCATATCTGTTATCATCAAATCTCTATCCTTAAAGATTCCAAAATTACTAGATGTTAATGCTAGGTAAGGTAATTTATTATCTGCTACCCATTGAAGATCTGCAAGTATTCTATCGTCATATAATTTATACATTTTACTTGCTGTGGCACTTCCCCAATCACAAAAAGTACAACTGTAAGGGCATCCTCTATCTGTTTCTAATGTTGGAACCCATTCTATATCTGGGTGTTGTTTTAAAAGATCGTCAAACAATCCTAGTGTATAAGGACTAGGTAAGTTTAAATCCTTTATCCTCTCGTATTCATACACTTGCTCTAAGGGTTTTTCATCTAAATAAGCAGTAAGTATATCTAATACTGCTAACTCGCCTTCTCCGATTACTATAGAATCAATATAATCATTGTCTTTTAAAAAATTTGGATTTCTATGAGGTACTTCAGGGCCGCCTAAAATAATTTTAATATTTGGATAGGCTTCTTTTAAAATTTTACCTAACATAAGGCAATAATTTTTATTCCAAATGTATAAACTTATAAAAACTATATCTGTATTTTTACATCTATCTACTACATCTTGTAATGTTTCTCTTCTAAATATCCAATTATCTACTTGATAATTTTCTTCTATTTGAGAATGTTGTAGTAAATAACTCCATAAGGAACCAACACTATAAGGCAAATAATAACTATTAAGATGCTTAGGCCCAGTCTGAAAATTAGGCTGAACTAAAGTAATGTTAAACATTATTTTCCTTTAGAAAATCTTCTGTCCTGATTATGTGGCAAATTATTTTCTAAAACATCTTTCCAGACAGCAATAGTTCTATCTAGTCCTTCACTTAATTCTACTTTAGGGAACCAACCTAATCTTGTTGTAATTTTATGATTAGTACTATTAAGTAAATAAATTTCACCTGGTCTTGGAGGTTTAGTATTCCAATTTACATGACCTTTCCATTCAAGTTTATCTGCAATGAGTTGCACATAGTCCTTTATTTTAATTGCATTGTCTGGTCCTATACAGAATATTTCACCAGCACACTTATCAGGATTTGTTATTACTGTTTCCCATGCATCTAATAAATCATCAATGTAAATAAAGTTTCTGTATGGCTCGCCATATCCTAAGTTGATCTCATCTGGATTTTTTAACATTTGTGTAATAATTTGTTCTGTTACAAAAAAGTCATTGTCCTTTCTACCGTATGCATTTGTTTGTCTAATAGCAGTAAAAGGTAATCCATAACTTCTATGAGCATACTCTAAGTATTTTTCACAGCCATACTTTGCAACGGCGTAGGGAGCATTTGGATTAGGTGGTGTTGCTTCATTGAATGCAATAATGCCTTCTTCTTTTCCGTCTCTAATCAAATCACTTATAGGTTGCCAACCATATACTTCCATTGTACTTGCAAATACAAAATTTTTCAAATTAGGTAGTGTTGCCGCAATTTCAATTAAATTTACAGTACCAACGTAATTTACTTCGCTAAAAGTTATTTGTTCATAAAAACTGTCCTGTACTTCTGTTCTTGCCGCCAAATGAACAATTATCTCAGGATCAAAAGTTGAGATCTGCATGGCAACCTTGGCATGGTCTCTTAAATCTTCTTTTAAAAATTCTAGTTCGTGTTTGTCTTTTAATCGTTCAACCATGTGCTGACCTATAAAACCGTCTGCTCCTGTTATAAATATTCTCATGTTTATTCCTTAAAATGTTCCTTTTTCTGCAAATCCTGTAACTTGTAATGTGTATCTATTTTGGTATCCTAAATTTGCAACAAGATGTTCTGCATTAGGTTTTATTACTGTAAAATCTCCTTTTTTGTAATCTATCCAAGATTCATTTTCCATTTCAAAATAATGACCCATCAACCTATCCTGTAAAAATAAATTTATTCGTACAGGTTCTAATCCTTTTATGTTTAATTTTTCTTTCTTTACTCGTTCTTTAATTTTATAAAGTGTATCTGTATGTGGTGCAATAAACCTCCCAGGTTTAATACAATTTACTGTAGCAACACTATATTTTAATACATCATCAAATTGGTGTTTAACTTCATGCACCCAATAATCACAATCACTTTCAAATACTTGATGTACCCAAGGTGCATCGTAAGGATAATCAGGTACTGCTACTCCCATACTATCCCAAAAACCTGCACTATAAACTGTATTAGTATGTTCTGTAAATTTAACTCTATAAATCATTTCATCTGTAACAAATGAAATATCTTTATGTCCTTTATACATTTTTTAGTACCGTTATTTGTGCTGAATAAAAAGGCTCCTCTCCCATGTTTCCTGCAATATGCCAATCATCTATACCAAACTTTACCCAATCACCTGCTCTCCATTTTACAAAAGGCTGATCATGTACTTCATAATAGTGTCCACGTTTCCAATCTTCTAAAAATATTAGATAGCGATGACTTTCGCCTTCACCATGTTCTTGTTTTAATTTAAAATGTTTATCAACATGATGTGGAATTGTCTGCCCAGGCTCTACATTAATTACACTTACTACATGGTGATCAAAGTCTTGAGGTATTTTTAATGATAAATCATGTACCCATTGAGGGGAAGTTTCAAACATCTGCCATATACTACTATTATGTTTTGTATAATACTTTTCTACAGCAGGTGTTTGCTGATAACATTGGAAGTAATCTTCAAAGTTTAATTGACTCATCTGATCATGTGTGATACCGAAGTTATCTATATGCCCGTATTTAATCACAATAACTCTCTAAAGTTCCTTTACGTCTTAGATCTAAAGTAGCACAATGTATGCCGCCAGAGAGCGTCATAGAATGCCTAAACTGTACAGGTACACTATCTATACCGTACTTGTCAAGTTCCCTCATTAGAGGTTCTTGTGCTGAGTCTAAGATTACAGTATTTTGATCTACACTTAGTAAGTTCATACCAATGTATGGTGAGCATGGTGGCATGTAGCCTTCGTCTGCTAATTTACTACCTTGTACAACACAATCATCAAACCAAATCTTATCCCACTTTTTAAACATTTCAGGACAGTTGTCAGGTGTTACCCTTGAGCTGTTCATAAGTACTAGCCCTGGTCTAAGTGGAACAATAGTGCTATCAAAATGTGCGAAACTGTAAAGTTCACTATAATGCATTTTGTAACCCATAGGTTCAACTAATCTTTTTAACCACTGGTAGCCTTTCATGTTACCACTATTGCTAACTTGATACAACAAGTCTTTACCAACTCTCACAATGTTTGGTGCATCAAAACAAATTTCATGGTTTAACAACGTTGGCTTGTCTTCAATGTCTTCAAATGTGTACATGTCATCATGTAACTTAGGTTTTGGTGCTGACATCCATAAAGCACCATCTTCAAATGCTTCATACATAATGTCTTCGTATAATCTTGTTTCAAAATATCTTGCTCTTACAGGAGTAGGAGTTTCAATAAGCATATCGCCTAATGGTAATATTAAATCTCTCGGACACCAACTGTACCAGCCTTTTGTATTCCAGCCTTGGCCTATGTCGTAATTCTTTTTATCCCAATCTATAATTTTAGGACGGTGTACTATTACACCTAAATCTTCTAATGCTTTTGCAAGTCCATCTGCATCTTCATTTGCTTCGTCAATTACCCATTGCGGATAAGTGCCTTCTAATTTTTCTACGTCTTCTTTTGGAAAGTTTGCGTAACTGAAACTTCTTGCGGATATATCAGTTGCAATTCTGCTGTGGTGAGCATGTCCAACGATGATCTCTTCCAATGGGTCCCAATCGTTGTGAGAATTAACTATCATTTATGTGTCTCCTGGGTGTAGTTATTATATGCTACTATTTATTTAACAATCACCTAGCCAGTCCGAAATACAGACTCTATAGTTACCAGACACACCTCTATTATATTCTGCATGTCTTATATCATCTCCTAATCCAAAAATCATAGTATCTGTCCAAACTAATTCTTCATTAGAACATATTGTTTCGTATAAATCTCTATATTTTTCCCAATTATAATCAGGAGAAAAATTACGCATATATTCTACACCTAATGCCATACTATAATTATTTTGCATTTTTACTTCATTAAGCATACTTACACCATCATCTACATAATCTCTTGTAAATCGTACGCCTACTCTGTGATTTTCCAGTGTGAAAAATGGCTTACTTAGACTACATGTAACTTCTTTAATAGCAGGGAAATCATTTAAATTTATATGAACATGCTTACTAATACCCCAATATGCTAAATCCAAACATACAGGTATATCCATTACATTACATATTCTCATTAATTCTTCAAAGTCAGGATGTATAACACCAAAGTCACTAAATGGTGCACTTATAAGTAAAGCATGTAAGCCTGGACCTTGTAGTGTGCCTTCTAAATAGTGAGGATAGTCTACATATTTAAATTCAACGTGCTTTCCTAAACAAGCATGATATTGGAAGTCTCCGCTTAAAACAATTATTTCTCTGTCTTTACTATGCCTTAAAATAAACTGATCAAATGTTTGGCTTGTTCCTTGTGTATAATCTACATGAGTAAAATTTTCTAAACCTTGTAGAGATTTTGTATTAGAATAATTAATCCATTCTCTCCAAACTTTTTCGTATTCTGAAAGTGTTACATTTTTTAAATCATTTTTATCTAAGTGCCAATGAAAATCCTGAATTTCTTTATTTCTAACAGGTCTTGCTCCTCTAACTGCAGGCATTATAAATCTCCTGAAAAAAGTTTTCATTACTTTTTCTTCTAAATGTACCATCTACTAAATGGTTATAATTAAACTCTACACTATCCTTTGTCTTTTCTAATAGTTCTTGATATGCAGAAGGACTTAAATTTCTTATATATTCAAAAACAGTAAAGAAGCCTTGTACTCTTTCTAATAAAGTATCTGCTTCATTAAAATTTACAGGCCAACAATCATCAAAAGTTTTGAAATCTATATTTTTTAATTCTTCGTAAATTCCCTTACATCCAAATGTTATAAAAGGCTTTTTAAATGCCATAGGTATTAATTGCTTTTCGTCTACATAACCATATCCGTAAGGTTCTCCGCCTGGAGTGATTACAATATCACAGTCTTCATATAACCAAGGGCCGGGAATACCTCTATCGTCTATATTCTTCATATCGATTATATGTGGGCGGCTCATAAGATTGTCCATTACATCTCTTGTTAAACTATCATCTAAATCTTCTTTGTTTAATAATTGATTAAGACTAGTTGAAATAAGTTCTATATGATATGGATATTCATCTTTAGTGTTTTCGTTGCCGGCAATTTTCATTAAATCTGTAGGTCTTAAACTATAGAATCTGCCATATGTTATATCATCTAATCCTATAGCACTATTTTCTAATAGAGTAGAAAAAAGCAATCTATGAGAACGACAATTTCTTAGTGTACACAAAAATTTATTAGGTACTATGTGGTACAGTTTCTTTTCTCTATCAGTCATTTTTCTATCCATTTCTAAATGGACTTTATTAAATTCTTCATCTTGTGATAAGAATGTCATATAATGTACTCGATCAAAATACCAAAGTTTGTGTATTTTATGTACATTACGAAGTTTTGCTGTATAATTAGTATAGTGCCCAAAATAATCTTCAGTCTCTCCTGACCCACTTAATATAATTTTTATATTTGGATTATTAGAACCTAACTCTGCAAGGTATATATTTGCATCAAAGAAATAAGGCTCAGTACTAGAATAAAACAATAAAACTAAATTTGGTAAGTTTAAAGAAAGTATTTTCTGTACTACTTTATCTACTTCTTCTCCAAAAGGAGACAAGTAATAATTCTTACGATTTTCTATTGTTATAGGAAAACTTTGTATATCTATTGGAACAAGTGTGATATCTTGTGAATCACATTTCGATATGTCACCATTATTAATAATGTTTATGTCAAACATTTCCTTAAATGGATTATAGTTCTGCTCTAATTCTATTTGTGTGAGTACATGCAACGGCAAGGGCTCACGTCCTGTCCAACCTTTTGCCGTATGTTGTTCTATAGTTTCTTTAGTAAACTGAAACCCATCTTCTAAATAAAATATATTAATATTTCTCATAATTTTTCCTGGCGGAAAGGGAGAGATTCGAACTCTCGGTACAGTTACCCGTACTCTTCCTTAGCAGGGAAGTGCTTTAAGCCACTCAGCCACCTTTCCGTTTTAGATATTTATCGCAATTAAATATGTAGTTAATTGTATTACGATAGGATTTGTAAAGGCGATAAATAGTAGTATGCCTAAATTAAGTTTATGGAACCCAGTCAAAACAAATGACTACAACTTCACTGACAGAATTGTCGGAGAGCACCTTTATGCCGGTGGTACCGGTGTACATATACACAAATACTTAGGTGTACATACAACTCCAGATGAAGGAGACCCTACAAGACCTAGTAGTGCGGCAAATGATTCAGAAGTTTTTATACAAGATTTGTTATTTTTAGAAAATAGAGATAGAAAGTACGATAAAGACATTTACGAATTACGTGGACAATACAACATTGGCGATAACGATGCATTTGACTTAACACAATTTGGTATGTTTTTAGCAAACGATACTTTGTTTATGAATTTCCATATAGAAAGCATGGTAGAAGCAGTTGGTAGAAAATTAATGGCAGGTGATGTATTAGAATTACCACATTTAAGAGACGACTTATTATTAGGTAGCGAAGAAGCAATCAACAGATATTATGTAGTTACAGATGCTAGTAGGCCTGCAGAAGGATATGACCCACGTTGGTGGCCACATCTTTGGAGAGTAAAATTAGGCCCAATTACAGACTCACAAGAATACAGAGATATTCTTGGTACTGGCGAAGAGGAAGAAGATTTAAGAAATTTAATTAGTACATACGCAAATGATATTAATATAAATGATAAACTTTTAGAACAGGCAGAAAAAGACGTACCTTTCGATCCTCAATTTAGAAATACTACACATTTATATTTTGATGAAACTGTACCTGATAAGCCAAGTATAGACTTTGGTGGTGCTGATGGGACACCTGTAAATGGACTTAGTTTAGTTGGTAGTGGAGAAACATTCCCAACAAGTGGAACTACAGATGGTGATTATTTCTTAAGAACAGACTTCTCACCAAATAGATTATTTAAAAAATCTGGAACACGTTGGTTAAACGTTGGCACAGACGGAAGAAAGGCTTGGTCTGCGGCAAACAGAATACTTGCTACGTTTATTAATAATGACAATATAACTAGTGAAAGTGATGGCACTGATGCTAACGAAAAAACAAATTTAAGTAAAGTCATTAAACCTAGGACGGACAACTAATGGCAGGTAAGAATTTAGATTACTGGTATGACGAGCAGATAAAACGTTATTTACTGCAAGTTATTAGAATTTTTTCAAACTTTAAAGTTAGAGAATTTACAAAAGACGGCGTAAGTTATAATCGTGTACCGGCAAGATACGGTGATGCTAGTAGAATGGTAGCAAATATATTGCGTAATAATTCTGAAAACGTAATTAATAGTGCTCCTTTTATAAGTGTTACAATACAAAGTATACAACCAGCAAGAGATAGAATAGCAGAACCTTTCTTTGTAGATACAAATCAGATAGCAGAAAGAGAATTTGATAAAGAAACAGGAACTTATTCTTCTGAACAAGGCAACTTATACTCAACACAAAGGTATATGCCTGTACCATATAATTTAACAATTAATGTAGATCTTTGGACAACTAATACTGATACTAAATTACAAGTATTAGAACAAATATTTGTATTGTTTAATCCAAGCATACAATTACAATCCAATAGTAACCCTTTAGATTGGACCAGTGTATTTGAAGTAGAACTAACAGATATTGCTTGGAGTAGTAGAGGTATTCCTGCAGGTGTAGATGAAAACTTAGATATCTCAACTTTAACGTTTGCACTTCCTATTTGGATTAGTCCTCCTGCTAAAGTAAAAAGACAAACAATTATTCAAGAGATCATAAACAATGTACATTCAGTATCTGATATCTCAGAATTAGGTTACAGCCAAGATTATCAAGACTTCTTTGGTAGTATAGAAGAATCATTTGAGATTGTTACTACACCAGGTGATTACAAAGTACAAGTAATAGGTTCTACTGCTACATTAGTAGAACAAGATGGCACTGAAGTAAAGTGGTCTAGTATTATAGAACAACTTGGAGAAATAAGATCTACAAGTTTATTAAAATTAAATATAAGCGGTGACTCAGAAAATTTATTAAATTTGGTATATGGTACTGTAACTAAAAATCCAACTAATGATGCTTCATTAATTTTTAATTTAGATACAGATACATTGCCTACCAATACACTTTCTGCAGTGGATAAAATTATAGATCCTAGAGCAAACTTCCCTGGAGACGGTACTCTAGCGGCCGCCTCTAACGGACAAAGATATTTAATTACAGAGGAAATTACAAAATCAGGATACCCTAATTGGGACATAGATGCCGGGGCAAACGACATAATTCAATACAACGGTTCTGCATGGACTGTAGTATTTGATGCTAGTGCCAGTAGTAGTGATATTCATTATCTAAATAACTCTTTTACTTCCAAACAATACAAATGGACAGGCAAGGCCTGGATAAGTAGTTATGAAGGAGAATACAATCCAGGATTTTGGAGACTTAGTTTATAATGAACACAACGGCGGCAGGAGTTTTATTCCTTGCCAAAGACACAGGAAGATGTATGTTGCAATTACGAGAAGGCAACAAACGATTCAATCATACCTGGGGATTTTGGGGAGGTATAATTGAAAGGGGAGAAACTCCTTACGAATGTATACAACGAGAACTTGAAGAAGAGATAGGGTTCGTTCCAGAACTGCAAAAATTAAATCCTTTAGATGTCTACCAAAGCAAAGATAAAAAATTTTATTACTATAGTTTTGTATATGTAGTAGAAGAAGAATTTATGCCCCCAAAAATAAATGGTGAAAGTGCCGGTTATGCCTGGGTCAATATTGGGCAGTGGCCAAAACCTCTACATAATGGTGCCAAAGTTACATTATCTTATAACAAAGGTACAGAAAAACTGCATACTATATTAAAAATTCATTCTGAATAAATATAAGTATGAGCAAAGGCGAAATTATCGATTTTGTTGTTTTGCGGATAACTACAGAACTCGACAAGTTCCAACGAACTACAACTATTCCACATACATTATTAGAGGGTGCTATTGAATTACAAGAAATTCAAGATGTATACTACGAGAAGTTACCGACAAAATACCAAAAAATATTTGATAAACTCTATAAAGAGTATCACCAGAATATTGGAGAAAATTTCGAATCCCTAAAAAAAGCAATGAAAAATGATTATGCTAGATTTGTTAATCATAAGGCTACAGAACATGAAAGTTTTAGGTTTAAGGAAATAATGAATCTATACAGACCAGGCATGAATCCTGTAAGAGCAATGTATTATCAATCTAGAGAAGTTATAAGAAGATTTAATCCAGAACATCCTTTTCATTATTGGTTAGTAGACTTGGTAACTGATTATGAATACAACAATATTATACTAGATGCATTAGGTAAAGATGTAAGAAATTTAGAAAGAATAATTAAAAGATATTATTTCCCATTAGTTAATCATGGAGAAGGTGTGCCTTTAGAACTATTCCATGCTAAACAACAACTGAAAGATTTTAGACACTATTATATGTTTTTTAGAAATTTAAAAGATTGGTCTCCAGACGAATAATTAATAAATTTTTCTTATCTGATAATCAAAAGGTTCTACAGTTCTAATTTCAAATGCTCTTCCTTCCATATCTTTTCCTTTGATATGTTTAGGAGTTTTCTTAGAAATTTTCTTTAAAAGATATCTTTTATGTGATCTTGTAGTTGTTATGTTACCGTCTTTATCTCTGACTGAGTCTTTAAGATACCAAACTGTCAATTCGTATTCTTCGTAAAGGAGTTTAAAAATAAATTTAACTATTGCTTTATAGATTTTATAAGCCAATTGGCCTAACCATATTAAAGCAGATTTGCCTTTCTGTACTATGTTGTGTAAAAAGTTTTTCATACTACTATTTAGTTGTTTTACGTTCAACTCCGTCCCATTCGCCTTTAGGCATAGGCTGTTTAATTCTTTGACCATATAATTCTGCTAATACAGAATTCCAGTTATGCTGATTAATAATTTCTATTTGATGTGCAACTGTACTCCATTCTCTGTTTTGATATGCATCTACCATTCTGTTAATAACTCTTGCTTCTTTATGATCTTTTAAAATAGTATAAATTGTAACTGGTGCCGTTTGTCCTTTTACAGCAATTTTATCTAACATCACTAAATTTTCAGGTGCTGTAATTTCCTTAAGAGTGTGTTCAGTAAACATAAAGAATACACCATACTCTTTTGTTTGTGCTTCTAAACGTGCCGCTAAATTTACACTATCGCCTAATACTGTATAATCGAATCGTTGATCTGAGCCCATGTTACCTACTACTGCATCACCTGTGTTTATGCCTATACCAACACCTAACTCCATAAGTCCGTCTGCTTTTAGTTCTTTGTTTAATTTTGCTAATTCTACTTCCATTTCTTGTGCTGTTTCTATTGCCAACTGAGCATGATTTTCTATATCAAGTGGTGCTCCCCAAATTGCCATTAAGGCATCACCTATGTATTTGTCTATTGTTCCCTCTTTCTGCATAACGAGGTCAGTCATTGGTGTCATATATCTGTTTATAAGTTTACCTAAACCTTGTGGATCTGTTTTAAACTGTTCTGATATCGGTGTGAAACCTCTAATATCTGAAAATAGATATGTCATTGTTTTTGTATCTCCACCTAAACGTAATAAACTTGGATCTTTCTGTAATTTTTTAACCATTGCTGGAGCAAGGTAATGTTCGAATTGTTTCTTAATTTGTTCACGTAATTTAAACTGCTTGTAAAAGTTATTAAATGCCGCCTGTGTAAATACTAAAAATCCACTTAATACAGGGAAAGTTGCATCTAATAATACCAAACTACTAGTATATTTGTAAACACTAAAGTATGCTATACCACCTAATACTGCTAAAGCCATAGGTGCTGTTAAAAGCAATGGTAATCTATATACTGCTAAAGCAACAAGAACCATAGTCAGTAACCCTACTAGAAGCTCTATGACAGCACTTAACTGACTCCTTGTTATATTACTACCATCTATAAAGTTCTGTAGCATGTGTGCTTGTATCTGTTGAGGATATAAGTTTCCTTTAGGTGTAGGCACAGGGTTAGCAATACCTTCTGCTGTAACACCTACTATAACAAATTTACCTGCTAAGTCTGGAATGCTTTCTGCACCCTCATATTCAATTTCAGTAAATTCATTATTAAATCTTATATATGCTGTTCCGTTTGGTTGCGTTACTATCGGGTCAAATGGGGGAACAGCAACTTCCTGTATTCCTATTTCTGATGTTTTAATTATGTAACTAGGTTTGCCTGTTTTTACCCTTAACATTTCTACAGCAAAACTAGGATATATTTTATCACCTACTGTAATTGCTAATGGATATGTTCTTGTTTGATTATCTGGTTGTGGTGCTGAAGCATTTACTCCTTTACCATTACTTGCTGATTCTAACTTGTCTACATTAGTAACTAAGTTGGGCCAAGTAAGCAAATAATCTTTTGCTGGAACAGGCCCTATTGTGCCTGTGCCTATATGTGGTCCTGTTGACTTTATACCCTTTACACTTGGTGTTTGGCTTAATACATTATAGTTTACAGGATTCTTTCTTGCACCAGGAACATTCATAACGTTCTGATTCATCATACCTGCAAAACTTTCATCTCCCTGAAACCTATCTGCTTCTGGAAACATTATTGTCCAACCCATAACACCGCCATTTTTCATAGCAACGTCTACTACCATTTGAGCATAGTATTGCCTAGGGAAAGGATACTGTCCGTATTTTGCTAAACTTTTTTCGCCAATGTTTATTAATACAACGTCATCACTTTGTACTACTTCATCTAATTGTTGGTAACTGTCAAATACTTGACCACGTAGGCTTTGTAAAGGCGTAGGATCGAATACCCTTAATGCGAGTAACAATGCTATAGATACTGCTACTGCGTACCCGCTGTATAACCATTTCATATCAATATTTATCGTATTTTATTGCAATACTGCTTGGCTTTGTTAAGTAATCTAAAGTTATTTGCAACAACTATTGAGTACACCATATTAGTGTCATTAAGTTCGTTAGGTGTGACTTCTTTCCAGTAATCGTTGTACATTAAGCCAGGTACCAGTAAAAGTGTTTTTGTAAGTACCAATCTAGCATCACTAGGCGATTCTGTAAACAACGGATTTATTTCTGTTACACAATCGTACTTTAATGCTCGTGATGTTGAATAAACATCTAATAACTGAAACGTCCAAAATGCTATCCATTGTCCATTAGTAGCACGTGGAGTCATATCAAACTTTGGAATGTCACTAGTTTCTATTACTTTACAAAGTTCAGGATTATTATCACAGTAATAAGGATCTAGTGGGGGATTATAGGTAAGGTCCAATACACTACCTTCCGGTAAGTATGATGGACTAAGAACAATTTCCTCTGCCGTTAAAAACAGAGGAAATGTTAATGTTATGATGAAAAGTAATCTATTCACAGTCTTCAGGTACCTTGGAGCAATATTCTTTAATTGCATCTTCTAAAAGTTTATCTTTCAATAACTCTTTTAGAACTTTATTTTGCAATATAAGTTCTTTAATATCCTCTTCAGTTACCTGCTCACTCTCTTTCGAGGGTGAGTCTATACCTTTTTGTTTTTCGTTCTGTTTTAAAAACTTAAAAGGTTTAAAGAATGAGCTAGTTACTTTTTTGGCTCTTCTTTTGGTTCTTCTTCTTGTAAAGCATCAGTTTGATTGTTGACTTCGTCAGCAACAACTTGTACTAATCCTGCACCGGTATCAGCCGCAGTTTGGACTAATCCAACTCCAACTTCTGCTGTAGTTTGAACTACACTACCGACATCATTTGCAACTGAACCAACGATACCACTTGCTGTACCTGTTACAGTATCAAGTGTATCTGTGGCTAGTTTTTGTCCGCCATCGATTACGGTACCAACTGTAGCACAACCTTGAGCAAACATTACAAAGAATATACCTAAGAACGCATTTTTTAAATTGTTCATATTTTCTCCTTATATATAAGTGTTATAAAACAATCTGTTATTATAACATAATATATTTATCATTAAATTAAAAACCTAACCTATC